GGGAAAGGAGGGGACCCGAACCGATTCTGACGATCTCTCCTGAGGCTGAACTGGCGGGAACTGGCGGGAAACAGTGTGCATTTGCCCTGCTCAGCGACTATAAACCAAGATTGGAAACGACCGGCTTGTCGAATCTGTCTTATGGCCCTCTGGTTGCTAAGTGGGCGGAGACGTATCAAAACATTTGTCTTTTTGAGTGGCAGTTGTTGGCGTTGTCTGGTCAGTTGTCGCACGACGAGAATGGTGATTTGCAGTTTCGTGAATCTTTATGCAGTACTGCGCGTCAGAACGGGAAGTCGGTTGGGTTGTGCGCGATGATCGGTTGGTGGTTGACGGACTTCGCTAGGTTGCGTGGCCAGCCTCAAAACATTTTGTCGGTCGCTAACCGTTTGGATCGTGCTGAGGCGATCTTTAATAGTTTGGCTCCGTTGCTGGTGGATTTGTTTGGTGCTAAGGCGATGCGGACGTTTGGTCGTAAGTCGGTGACTATGCCTGATGGGTCTATGTGGGAGGTTCGTGCAGCGTCTCCTAATTTGCATGGTGGTTCGTACGACTTAATCGTCGTGGATGAACTTTTCAATGTGTCTGAGAAGTGTTTGTCGGAGGCTTTGCGGCCTTCGCAGATTGCGCGTAAATCGCCTTTGCTTTCGTGTTGGTCTACGGCTGGTGACGAGTCGAGTACGGCAATGATTCATATGCGGGAGACGGCTATTAACGAGATTGAAAAACAGGAGTCGTCGCGTCTCTATTTCGCTGAGTGGAGTATTGGTGATCGGGATTGGCGTAACCCTGAAAACTGGATTTATGCGAACCCTGCGTTAGGTAAAACGATCACGATTGAGGCGCTCCAGGCGGTGTCAAAGAAAGACTCTTTCCTACGCGCTCACCTCAATATGTTCATCAGTAGCCGAGGCAGTTGGCTAGATGAGGGCGTGTGGGGCAGTTGCAAAATTGAAGGCCCTATGCCGGAGGGCGGCGTTCTCTGTGTGGAAATGTCAATGGACACAAATCGTTATGTGGGTGTCAGGTCGTCAATGGTTGACAGTGTTGTTACGACGTTTGTGGAGTTCATTGTGGATAACGAAGCGTCTATGTGGGCCGAAGTTGATCGGGTCATGGCCGACAAGCTTGTTGCCCTGGCTATTACGCCGACATTAGAAATCCATGCGCCTTTAAGCCTGCGTCGTCGTATGACTGTCGTGGGTCAGGCGGAATTAATTAAGTTTACGGGTCTTGCGCAAAAGATGATTTTGGAGGGCCGCGTCAAGCATTTGGGGCAACTCACTTTGTCGGAACATATGAACCGCGCCGTCATGATTAAGACGGGAATGGGAGTCACGCTCAGCCACAAATCGAGTCCAGGACCCATCGAGTTGGCGAAGTGTGCAGTGTGGGGTATCGCGCTCTCTAGCAAGTATCAGAATCGGGCTAAACCCATGATGGTGGTTAGTTGAACTATTGTGGGTATGTGGTGGGCAGGTGTCGGGCTTGCCCATCACACCCTAAAGATCGGATATCCCAGTGGGCATTTTCTCTAGACAAGTGACGAAAGCGGCGATCAGTCCTATTGACGAATCCCACAAGGCCGCAGCCGCTGGATCGTACGGGACATACCAGTCCAATCAGGGCGCAAACTTTATCGGTCAGTATTTCGCGTATTACGAAGGCGACGCCCGTAATCGTGCCAACTCAATTCCGACGTTAAGTCGAGCGCGCGACCTTCTCGCTTCTGTTATCTCGTCAACGCAGTTGCAGATGTACAACGAGGTCTGGAATGACACAGAAAAAGAAATGGAATGTGTCTATATTGCGCCTCGTTCATGGTTGCGTCAACCCGATCCTACGATCCCGTATGCGACACTTATGGCTTGGACGCTTGATGACCTTCTGTACTACGGACGCGCCTTTTGGTTTATTACCAGTCGGACCGCTGACGGTTTCCCTGCATCGTTTACACGGCTTCCAGCAGGCTCGGTTAACACTCAAGACCAAGCGGGACCAGTGTGGTTTGCACCTTCAAAAGAGGTGTATTTCCAAGGCGGAATGCTTGACCCGAACGATCTTGTGCAATTTATCAGTCCCGTTCAAGGGATCATTTATCAGTCGCAAACGGCGATTGAAACTGCGCTTCGTGTTGAGCAGTCGCGTTACCGTAACGCCCAGTCGTCGCTTCCGTCTGGTGTGTTGAAGCAGACAGGCGGAGAACCGTTATCGGCTCAAGAACTTGCCGACCTTGCAACCGCTTTCAACTCTGCTCGAGTCAACAACCAGACCGCCGCACTTAACGAGTTTTTGCAGTACGACGAAACTAAAGCGTTGCCGGACAATATGTTGATGATTGAGTCCGCAGATTTCAGCGGAAAAGAAATGTGCAGGCTCGGAAACATCCCGTTTTACTTGGCTGGTTTTGACATTGGCTCATACCAATACACGACATCGGCTGGTGCTCGCGAGGACTTGCTCCTGTTTGGTGCACGTCAATATTTGGACTGTGTGTCGCAAACATTGAGTGGAAACAATGTTTTGCCCCGTGGCACTTATGTGAAGTTTGATATTGACTCTTACTTGGAATCAATGATGAAAGACGAAATGATGACCGAAACTCCCGACGTCACAGAAACTATTGAGGAGACCAATTCATGAAACTAACTCTGTCCGCAGGTTTCGCAGTTGATGTTGAAGCCGCCGCTGGTGAAGCACCAACGCGAACCATCTCTGGTATTGCTGTCCCCTATGGCGTATCCGCAACTGTAAGCGACGGAACGCAAGTCCAGTTCGCACCAGGCTCATTGCCCATTGACGGTAAAGCACCCAAACTTTTTATGTATCACGACTCAAGCCAGCCTGTCGGAATCGTGACCAGCAGAAGCGAAGCACCCGATGGTTCGGGAATGTTATTTCAAGCAAAGATAGTTTCAACGCCCGCTGGCGATGCAGCCCTCCAAATGGCAAAAGAGGGTGTGCTGGATTCGGTGTCCGTTGGAATTGATGTGGTTGATTCTTATCGTGCTGAGGACGGAACTTTGGTCATCAAGTCAAGTTTGTGGCGCGAGTTGAGCCTTGTCCCCATACCCGCCTTTAGCGGTGCTACTATCACAGATGTGGCCGCTTCAGCAGACACAACCCCCGACGAAATCTCAGTAACAGAACCACAAGTCGAGGAGACAACAATGTCGGAACACATCGAAGCCGCAGCACCTGAAGCCGCGCCAACCGCACCCACCATTTTTGCATCAGCAAAGAAGGCTCCGCGCCTTCCGTCGGCTGGCGAGTGGATGGCCGCTTTCCACCAAGGCGGAGAAACTTTCGCCAAGGTAAACGCATCGGTCAACGATTGGAAGGCTGAACATCAGTCAACCTACGAAGCAGCCGCTGGCGATGTCGCCACAACCAACACCCCAGGCTTGCTCCCAGTGCCCGTACTCGGACCGTTGGTGCAGAACATCAACTTTGTCCGTCCAGTCATCAATCGTCTTGGCGCTCGCGCTTATCCCGACAACGGCCAGCAAAAGACCTTCGTGAGACCCACCATCACGACTCATACATCAACGGCCGCTCAAAGTGCAGAGTTTGATGCAGTGTCGGCCACCACGATGGTGATCGCCTCGAATACGATCAGCAAGACCACCGTTGCCGGTCAGGTTTCGTTGTCAATGCAAGACATTGACTTCACCTCACCTGCAGCAATGGAACTCATCATGGCCGACCTCATGGGCGAACTCATGCTCAAGACCGACGACATTGCAGCCGACGCACTTCTCACCGCTGCAAACTCATCGGGCGTATGGGACCTCACCGCTGTTGACTTAATGAAGTCGCTTTACGACGCCGCAGTTGACGTCAGCAATGGCACCAACTTTTTCCCAGACACCTTGTTCGTCAGCCCAGACGTTTGGGGCCAGTTAGGACAGGTCGTTGACTCCAGCAACCGTCCACTGTTCCCGTATGTCGGTGCACCTGGTCTCGCAGGACAAAACGCAATGGGTGGCGGAAACGCAACCACTTGGGTCGGCTCTAATCCGCTCGGACTTGAAATCGTCGTTGACAGTAACTTCGCTGCCAAGACCATGATTGTCACCAACGCTTCCAAGGCATTCGAGTACTACGAATCAGTACGCGGAATCTTGAGCGTTGAGCAGCCTTCCACCCTCAGCCGTTTGTTCTCGGTTCACGCTTACTGCAGCACCTTCGCCGCAGTCGGCTCCATGATCCGCAAGATCACACAAGCCTGATCGGGGGTCGCTATGGCAGCGACTTACACAATCCAGACAGCGGTAATCGTTCCTGGCTATGTCACCGTAACAACGCTGACACCAAACGAAATCGTCGTCGGTGCATCCATAACCGTCGCCAATGCTGGGGCCGCATACAACGGAGTCAAATCCGTTTATGCGATGCCTCAGTATTTGCCGATCAATGTTGACACCGAAGGTCTTATTGAATACGACACTTCGTACCCGCTTGAAAACGCGGTCATGTGGGCCGACACACAAACGCCTGACGAACTGCACGCGCAGACCGGCACGATTACTTTTGAGCAACTTTGCACTTGGGTGACAGGGCCACAGATCGCTACTTATCTTGGGATCACGACCGCTGGTGACGAAACTGCGTTCTTGGCTCAATGCGCTGCAGCGGCTAACGCGTTCTGTTTTAGGCGTCGTCAAGAAAGTTCGTACATAGATTCTTTATCAACTTCACCTGGCGGAGATGTCACGCTAGGTACTTTGATGTACGGATCAGCCCTTTACCGTCAGCGTGGGTCGGTTGACCAGTTCGCGTCGTTCACTGACATGGCATCAGCGCCCGTTGTAGGGCTCTCAGGGATCGTCAAACAGTTGTTAGGCATCAACAGACCACAGGTCGCCTGAAATGGCTTACACAGACTTTCTGAATGAGGCACTAGATGATCTGGTCACTACTCTCCAAACTATTCCGAACCTTCGTGTCGTTAATGATCCTCGCAATATCGCTCCACCTTGCGCTTTTGTGGATGCTCCATCCGTCGAGTCGTTCAACTACAACATTGTCAAAATGACTTTCCCCGTGACACTGATCAGCAACGGCCCAGGCAACCTAGACGCACTTCGCCAACTGTTGAATCTGACGTCTGCTTTAGTACTCAAAAATGTTGCGGTCATGTCAGCATCACCAAAAGTCGTTACGGTCGGCGGAGCAGATTACGCCGGATACGAACTCATCATCCCAATACAAGCAC